AAGTTGTAGGTCTTAGGGTTCTGATTAAGGCCAAAAGTCAGTCGGGCTTCGTAGCCGTCAGCAAATTGCACCCTACGGATACTTGGGGCGCTGCGTTTTTGGATGCCGTAGGTCGGCGTAATTGACGGGAAAGTAGCCATCAGTTTGCAAGGAGACCGCCAGGACGTTTCTGTTTCAACAGTTCCTGTTGCACAGCAACACCAATCGCTTTGCCAAGTTGCGAAGCCTGATTAGCGTTGCCTTCGACAGACGAACCAGAAGCATCTACGTTTACGGTCACACTAGCTCCACCACCCATCTGGTGATTTGGAACGATTGTTCCATTGCCCTTGGGCACAAACAGCTCGGGGCCACGCTCTCCAACCAAATACGGTTGGTTCATCAACGCTCCTTTGCCGCTAGCAGCAGTTCTCATGCCGCCAACCAAAATTTTGTTTCCTAAACCAAATCCGGCACCCGATTGCACGTCTGGAGCAACTGGGCCAGCAGAGCTTCCAGGGAATGCAAATAACCGTGCATAACCGATTGCAAGGTATTGAGCAATGATGCTTTTAGCTGCTTCAAACAGCATTGATGCAATGTTGCGAAGAAAGTCAGCAAACGCCTCTTCTGCACTCTTTGTTCCCTCAACAACTGAAAGCAAGCTGTCAAACAGGTCGTCCGTAACAGGCTTTGTGATCGCCAAAGCGTCACTAAAACGAGCTTGAGCCAGAGCTGCTTCATCAACAGCAGGTTGATACTCTTTAAACAACGCCAAATTCAACTCAAGCTGAGCGCGTTGATCTTCCAAAGCCTGTCGTCGTTCTGGACTGATTCCAGCAACGTCTAAACCAGCTTGATTCTGAGCAAGCTGGAAATTCATCATCGAAACTTGCTCTCGGAAATTAGCTCCTTGACCCGCAGCTAACTCACGACTACTGCCAAAGAACGGATCAAGTAAAAACTGCTGGCGCTCAAAAGGACTGGTTTCGCGAATCTTGCGTTGGGCGTCCATGCGAGCCCGAACCTTTTCAAGATCAAGCGCTTGACGTACTTGCAGGCGTCCCAGATCGTATTCAGCATGTCGCTGCGCTAGCAACGTTTTTTCAAGCCTGGCGCGATCTTCTGCGAGCTTGACCAAAAATTCATTTTCAGCGCGAAGACGAACTGTAATTTCACCTTCTTGCTTGCCTAACAAGTTAGTTTCTAACTGATTGGCTAGCCTTGCTTTTTCAAGGCTTAGCGTTTGATCAATCTTGTTAAATTCTTCTTGTCGAGTGGCAAACTGACCATTTGTTGCCTTTAGCCTGTTTAACTCAACACCGTTTAGTTGACCAATAAGCCCAAGAAGTCGATTTTGCACTCCAATTCTTTCGCGCAAAATAGCTCGTTGCGCCTTAGTAAGCGCATTTCTTTGTTTTTCTACAGCAAGATTTCTTTCGTTAGTTAGCAATGTACGCTCGTGCTCTGCGTTTTGCAGCCTGGCGTCATCCAGTCTTCCAGAGTCTATGTTTGCGGTTACTGTTGCTATTTTTCCATCAAGTTCTTGAATTTTGATACTTCCTTGCTCAATAGCCAAAGTGTCACGTCGGGTTTTTAAAGAAATTGCTTCAACCCGTGTTTTTGACTCAGCAAGCTTCACTTGCCTGCCCATTGCATCAGCAATAGCCTGCTCTGCATTGCCTGTAGCGTCAGGTTTTTCTGTTGACACTGTTGGCAACGGACCCAGCAGTGACATTTTGTTAGCCTTTGGCTTACCGTCACCTGGCTTTACGCCGGGAATAAGCCTTACAAGTTCTGCAATTAAATCAACAAACAGGCCGAGTGGACCTGCAACCATTGACCCAATCAACGTAAACAGCCTGTTGAAGGCATTTGTCATTTTCTGCCAAGACTTGCCAAAGTCTTCAAGCGCTTTGACGCCACCTTTGCCAACTGCTGTTTCCAGCTCTTCAAAAGCAGCTTGAGCAGCAACACCCTCAAGACCAAGACCCTGCAAAACAGTGATATTTGCTTCAAGCTCACTGTTTACTGCGCCAATTTTTTGAACCAGAAGATCAATGTTGTCAATCGGCTTCAATAATGCCGTACCAACTTCCGCTATCCCAGCAACAAATTGGTCAATCGCTTGACCAATAGCTGTGCCAACAATGCCTCCTGCAAAGCCAAACGCGCCACCGATAGCTCCTCCAATGCCGCCGCCAATACCGCCACCGATTGCAGCACCTGGACCTTGACCAAACAACAGTGGAAAACCACCGCCAATCAAAGCACTACTGATAATGCTCTGCCTTCGTTGTTTCTTGGCTTTTACAGTTGATACCTGAGTGCTCCTGCTAACACCTCTTAGAGACTTGCTGACGATATTAAAAATTGGCGGGAGAGTAGCTGCATCAGCAGCGGCTTTACCTAGGTTTTCAGCAAAATCCTGGCTTGCTGTCGCCGCCTGAACAAACGCAACAGCAGTTTTTTGAGAGTCTGTCGTAAGTTGACGAGTGCCAGAGGTTTGACCAGCAGCAGGCAACGCAGGTCGTTGCAAGCCTGGCGGCACCATTGACATTCCAGCGCTAAATGGCTTTTGTGCCCTTGCTGCTCGCTCTAACAATCCTGCATTTAATTCAAGCTGTCTCCCAAGAGCTGCATTAACGCGAACAAATTCATCCGTTCCAGCAACCGCCATGGATTGCATGAACGTCAGTTCTCTTAAGGCTTCTGACGATGCAGCAAGGGTTTTTGGAAAAGCTGAAATTTCTTGTAAACGTTTGTCTAGAGAACCTGCGCCTTCAGATTTAAAAAAATCTTTGCTTGCCCTAGCAAAAGCCTGGCCCTCTAATCGAGATACTTTGAATTGGCCAGAAAGCGCTTGAAGCGCAAAAGCTGTTCGGTCAGTATCGGTCTTTGCTTCCTGAAGAGCGATTCTGAGCGCTTGAACTTGTTTTTTAGCCTCTCCTGTTGCTGCTGAAAATGCACCGATGCCGCTACGCAACGCATTTGAGCCAAAAAATCTTTTAGTAACAGAAGCTGCTACTTCTAACTGTGTATTTAATTTGTCAAGGCTTCTTTCTGCCTCAGATGTATTAAAAGTAATCTTTACCTTATTAAGCTTACCGACCGTCTTTTCGACTTGATCAATAAGCTGCTTGGTACGCTTAAGCTCCTTCTCGCCCTTGACCCTTAGAGATAGCTCAATAGGAGCAACCACAGCGCCAAGCCACAGATATGTCCAATCTTAGCGCTTGCCCATTGACTGCGCCTTTGCACCCATTTTTGCTCGTTCCATTGCCTTCTCTTCTTCTTCGTTCTTAATCTCCAGAAAAGCTGCCCATCCGACCAGCTCTTCTTGCGTCAACGTCTCAGTTAACTCACGGACAGTCTTTCCTAGCTCCTTTGCAAGGAAGTAGATGAAAAACCAGTCCGTATTAGCTTTTCAGGTCTGCCTTCGCTTCCTCCACCTTGTTCTCCGCTCCAGAGGTCAGCATTGCCATCTGGATTTCTTGCAGAACAGAAGCGTCGATTGCGTTCTTCAGGACAGCTTTTTCGCCATCCTGAAACAGGCGCTTGCCGTCAGCATCAAGAGCTTTTTCGATCATCATGCCCAGCGCAAAATCGGCAGCATCATCGCTGTCAGACTTTTTCTGGATCGACTCACGCTCAGCAATGGTCAAGGGATGCCAGTAGATGTTCAACACCACCTCATCGCCCTCCTTCAATTCGTACTTATAGAGCTGGCTGACTCCAAACTTATTGCGAAGAAGCTCCGATGCACGCATGGAAGTTGGGTTCTTTTTCATTACTATTCTATGCTACAGCACTAAACTGACAAGATACGAGCCCAATAAAATGCGCTCGGTCTTCGATTTCCAACGGTGTAGGACCAGAAATGTCAAGCGATCGTGGGCTGCAACTAAAAGTATCCGTGTAATTAGAAGCATTGACAGAGGTCAAGCCATCAATCACGGCTTCGCCAATCGCTGCAAGCGCTGAGGTGCCAGCATTTTTGGGCACATAGATGTTGCACTGCACGACGCCAACGTAAAAATCTGAAGATGCGCCATGTGTCTGGATCGTGCTCTGGCTATACGACACAGACATCAAGACATACTTTTTGGTCTTGCCTGGAGTCGTAAACCGAACGTTGTCGTACACCATTTGCACCGTTGCATCAGCAGCTGCAACAGCGTCAGTGACTGCCTTTTCAAACGCAGCACGAGGAGCAACAAGTGTCATACGATCCTCCGGTAACGGGCTCCAGTGCTAGAACCGCGAGCAGATGCCTTAAGGTTAAGACCATCCGATGGCTTGAAAACAGTTTTAGCCAACTTCTGGATCCCAGCAATATACGAAACGATTTGACTGGGGCGCTCCAGTGCGTACCGTGCGTACTTTGCAGTGTTGCCGATGTAGACCTGATCTTTGATCGTGACCCGAGGAATGTCAAAACGAGGGTCAATGACTGGCGGAAAGCTCGGAAACCGACTGCGTTTCTCACGCTTGATCTGCGCCCAAGGTTCAAAATTTTTGATCTCATCCCTTGGAGCGGGAGGTCCACTCAATGAAACCTGCCAACTAGACGCAAAGAATCCGGTGTAAACCGGGCTTACTTCAGGCAACTCTGTTGCAATCAAACGAATCAACGAATTAAATGCTTCGTCTAAGCCTGCTCTAGCTTCCCGTTCAAATTCTTCAGCAGCTCGTCCCATCAGAACTTCACCAGCACAATAAACATGTACTCTTGATCGCCCTTGTACGTGCGAATATCAGTGATCTGTGCCTGACGATTGGACCCAGCGTATTTCAAAGTAATTGTGTCCTCAAATGTTGGTTGACTGTCACCAATCAAATCAGGAGTGATGTAAAGCCGGGCTTCACGCTCTTCACGACCCTCTTCTTCCTGTGAATGAACAAACTCAACTGGAACGTCAAACGAGTAAGCCGTGTCAGTCGTCGTCAGCGTTCCAGTGCTCGTGTTGTAGGTCGGAGATGCCTTACGGGTGTACGTGATGGTGTGGTCAAACGACTTACCCAGGTCAGCAACGACCTGTTTGGCAACATTCTTAAAAAGGCTGTCGAGCGCTCCTGCCATCTCAACCCCTCACAACGCGGACAGAATACGAGCCACTGCCACCCAAACAATAAGCGCCGAGATAAGACTGAAGCCAAGGATAAACGTCGAATACGTTATTAACAGTTCCAGTAGCCTGACTAGAAGTGTTGTA